AATACCGAATGCCTCGCTCATTTCGTCGGTCATGACCACGCTGGCGGCCTCGTCCTTGTACGGCAGCATCGCCCAGGCTTCGTCTGCACCCAGCCTGCCATCTGGGTTGGCCTTTTCGATCAGGGTGCGGATATGCGCCGGGGTGATGGTCTGGCCGTTCTCGCTCATGTGGCGGCTGAATGCGGCGCGAACTTCCGTCATGGTGTATGCCTTGAGGACTCCCCACCACAGGCGCTTGGTTTCAACGCTGGCCTCCATGCGGTAGACCGGCATAGCAGCGTCAATCAGGTCTGAGAACAGGCGTTTTTCATTGTCAAGCATGATGTGAACACTCCCCGTTGATGGTGAAAGGGTCTGAGTCGTCAGCAAGGAAGGCGGCGGTGGACTTTCTGTTGTTTTCCTCTCGCTGCTGGTGAGGGGTCAAAAATTGGGTTTGCCGCTTTTCGGATTTTCTAAACTTATTCGCGTTGCGCAACCATGTGTTCAGCGCCAAATCCCAGTTTGTCATCGTAGAGCCTTTGGCGACATGATGGTCACAAAACTGCGGCAATTCGTCAAATAAGACCACGGACAGGCTATCGGCCAGATCGTAATGGCTTCGCTTGGGTTCAAAATCTTCAGGCAGCGAATGTTTGCGTTTTGCTTTGCTTGGCAAATGCGAAGCAGTTGCGCCTATGCTTTTGATCTTATCTGTATCTGTATCTGTATCTGTATCTGTATCTGTATGGTTGATCGATTGTTCAACGTTCGTTGAACGTCTGCTTGCTTTTGCTTTAGCAGAGGCCTTTCCGGCGCTACTTGCTTTGGTAGACTTGGCGTATACCGCCTCTAAATCCGACTCAATTCGACGATGTGTCCAAGTGTCGCCATCAACTTCAAAGAACTCTTGTAACACTGGTTTGCTTTTTTCCCACTCCTCGTTAGTCATTCGCGCAACGTTCGTTAAACGTTCGTTGGAATTATTTAACGCATGCCCCCTTTGCCAGTAATTCATAATTAACAAAAGGTATGCCCCGTGCTGGGCGGCGTTTAGGTGCGCCGTATCCGCTAAATAGTCTGCAACGTAAAGCTGTATGTACGGCAGCGCGGCCATTACGCAGCCCTCCATTCGTTAATGCACTTTTCCATGAAAACCCTTTGTTGATCGCCCCGGCAGAGTGGATTGCCGGGAGACGGTTAACCCTAGAACGGGTAGATACGGCACAGCCAGGACGATCACGAAGGATTTTCACAAGCCGTCATCTTTTTTTACACTGTTCCACTAGTGCAGGTACAGCTTATAACATTCTAACTTCGGACGCAATAGTTTTATACATCACTTGGTGCATAACGCGGGTTCGACCCTCAATTCCCCGGAAGCATCAAGTACGTCTGCGCGGGCTTGTCGTTGCGCTCACGGTGCACCCAGCCGTCTGGGCGCGCCACACATGCCTTCATCACTCTAATGTTGCGTGGCTCAAGAAGGCAGTGTTCGCTGTAAATGTCGTATGCAACTTGCAAGTCTTGCGGGTACGTTTGCAGCAGGGTAATAAGTTCGGCCACGTCCATCTTTATCTCCAGTTAAAAGGTATAACAAATCATTCCAGTAACTTTTCAATATGTCCCGCAAGTAAGTCATCACACATCGATTTTAGATCAGACTGAGTTCCATACTTGGCTTCAAACCTGCGTTTCCACGGGTGGATTGACGGTGCATCCTCCCCACCGGTCTGGTGGTGTTCTGCACACAAAGGGAGCACGTTTGAATGCGCGCCTGGTTTTGTGCGCCCGTCTATATGATGAATCGAAACGTGGTGGTTGATGCGGCCATCAATGCGGCAGGCGATACAGCCGATCTCGCTTGCGAGCCGATCCCAATACAGGCGCTCAGATGAAGTCGGGGTCATTCCACAAAGCCCTACTTATCCAAGCAATCGCTTGTCCATTTTTTACATGGGTCGAAGTCACCCTTATTAGCGTCCAGCCTGCCAGAGCAGCTTCGTTATATTTTTCGGCATCCTTGTCGAATCCCGATCCGCGTGTATGCCGCCCACCTATCCAATGCCCGCCCTCAACCTCAACGAGGAGCATCGACTCAGGCCATGCAAAATCTGCACGCCAGCGGCGCTTGGGATCGAACTTGTATTCACGCACCGGCTGGTGAATTCCGACAGCTCGCATTTGCATAGCGAGGGTCTCTTCAAGCTCGCTCATTGATGCTCGGATACCGACGCATGGCTCTACGATGCAGAGTCAGCAGCTTGTCTCCTGCCTCCCAGCGCGGCTGCTGGCCTGAGTTATTTTTTAACTGCCACACAGCAGATGACGTTACCCCTACCGCATCGGCGATAGAGATTAGAGTAAACCCGCGCTGCAACAGGTCATTGATAATAATTTTCCAGTTCATGCCGACAGCATACACAATATATTTCAGATGTGCAAGATTAAAAATATACAAATAATTGCTTGCATTGTTAAAATAGATTTGATATTATTCCGTCATCGCTACAGAACATTAGGCGACCGGCAAAACAGGCGTACCGCAAGGAAGCCTAAGAAGCTGGATTTCAGGCGAACAGTGATCCCGAGCGGACACGGCTACCCGGTAGCTCTACCTGATGTAGTTATTTTTCAACGAAACTGGAAGACGATGATGATTGGAAAAGACGTAATCGTTCGGACGTATAGCTCAGGCGTGCATTTCGGCACCCTTGTTTCACGCGAAGGTAAAGAGGTTGTGCTGAGTAATGCACGGAGAATTTGGTATTGGGAAGGAGCTTTTACGTTGAGCGCTGTTGCGGGAAAAGGTGTCTCCCAAAAATCAATGCTTTCGGTGCCCGTTTCCGAAATCCTGTTGACCGAGGCTATCGAGATTATTCCATGCACAGCAGATGCGATCAAGAATCTGCGGGAGATGAAAGCTCATGAGTGAAAAAGATGGCGACGGCTCCGGATTGGGATCGGGATATGGCTCCGACTATGGGTGGGGATATGGCTCGGGATTGGGATATAAAGATGGTTACGAAAATGGATTTGGATCGGGATATGGATCAGCCTACGGAGTAAGAGAAGGACATGGAGAAGGATATGGCTCGGGACACGGCTTGAGAGATGGTTGTGGATATGGACATGGCACGGGATGTGGCTTGGGAGATCACACAGGCCATGGATACGGAAACCGCTCCAGATAAAAATGTGGCGCAGCTAGTTAACACCAACAATTAAACCGAGAGGTTGATATGAAATTTTTCAACGAACTGAACAAAGTAAACGCCGCATATTGCCGGTCGCTCGGTCTTGATGCAACGCCATACGAATCACCGCTTTCGGCGGAGGAAGTGCTGATAGCGCAGGAGCACCACTGGCTAGTGCATCGCGGAATGTCTGAAGTCAAAGCTGCTGTCTGGGCACCAATCAACGTGCGCCAAGGTGTCAGCAACGCACCTATCGCCGTAGTCGAGTACGCACGGACAGCGGAGCAGAAAGCCGAATCGATGCGCTTGTTCGGCGTGTCACTTGGTGAGTATTACGCCTCGTGCCGCATCCGCACAATGCACCCAATTTTTGTAGGAGATTGAAATGAAACCATTTGATTTGAAAGCAGCACTGGCCGGAGCAAAAGTAATTAACGGCCAGGGAAAACCGGCAACTGATATTGCATATTTCCCATCGGTAATAAGCCACTACAAGGTTTATGCGGTAATAGATGAGGGAGTCCTTGCTTTCACTGAGACGGGATACTTCTGCGAAAATAGGCATCTTGGCACTCGCGCGGATTTATTCATGGCTCCAGTTACGAATGAAGGCTGGATCAATATCTATAAGGGGAGGAAGCTTGGGAAGTTTGTACATAAAACCGAAGAAGAAGCACGAGCTATCGCTGACCTAGGTCTGATTGACTGTGTTCGTATTGAGTGGGAAAACAAAGGGGATTGAAATGGAAACCGCAGGAGAGCTGCATCTTTTGGTCTACGCCTTTGGCGACTACGTTATCACCCTGCCGGGATCGGTTATCCCGCGCTGGAACCTGTGTATCAAGGCAAATAGACTATTGATGTGGCGCAGCTTTGGATTCCTTCTTTCGGCTGAAGCAAAAATGGCAGAGGTGGAAGGGAATAATGTCATGCGCGACGACCTGCTCACGCTTTTTGAGGTAGCCATGCAGCGTGTTTATTCTTTGCAACCTGATTTTTATGCGCAGGAACCTAAACCTGAATTGGAGAAAGTATGAACGTAATCGAGTTTTCAAGCCCAGCCCCGTGCTGTCTGGTTCCTATCACCCACCCAGCCAGGGCGGTAGAGCGAGAGCCTGACGTTGCTAGGACTTTCAAACAACACATGACGGCTGATCTTCACGGAGATTACGAAAAAACGGACAGCCTGGATCGGCTGTCGAATGAGGGGCAAGCAAAATGAACAACGAAATCGCAACAAACAAGGCCGTGTTGCCCGCGATGCAGATGGACGAGGCAGAGTTAATGAACGTCCTTCGCAACTCGCTATATCCAGGCGCTCAGGATGATTCAATCAAGCTAGCTGTCAGCTACTGCAAGGCCGCAGGTCTAGACATCATGCAAAAGCCAGTCCACTTAGTCCCAATGTGGGACAGTAAGACCAAACGCCCCAAGGATGTAATCATGCCTGGAATCGGGCTATACCGCACCCAGGCTGCGCGCTCTGGCGCATATGCTGGAGTCACTGAACCAGAGTTCGGCGTTGAAGTGACTGAGGTCTTCCCGGAAGAATCCGGCTACGAGGGAAAGCACATTCCGGCGCTCACCGTTACCTACCCGGCTTCATGCAAGGTGATCGTTAAGCGCCTGATGCCTGACGGCCAGCTTGCTGAGTTTGCCGCGACCGAGCGATGGAAAGAGAACTACGCCACCGCCGGAAAGAACTCCAAGCAGCCTAATTCTATGTGGGCACGCCGCCCATACGGGCAGCTTGCAAAGTGTGCCGAGGCGCAGGCATTGCGTAAGGCGTTTCCGGAAGTTGGATCAGCTCCAACCGCCGACGAAATGGAGGGCAGGGAAATAGACATGGGCAGCATTGACCGCAGCACCGGTGAAGTCACTAGGCTGGAAAAGACGGAACTTCCGCCATGCGAAGACAAAAGCATAGAGCGATGGTTCTCAAATGTCGAATCCGGCAAGGCACAAGCCTGCAACCTGATGGACTTTGCCAAAAACAAATTCACCCTGAGCGATGTTCAGGAAGGACGCATCCTGGCCTTTGTGGCAGCTAAAAATAATCCGCCGATTGATTCGGAATTTACCGCAGAATATGAAGGAGCAGAAAAATGAGAACGATTCACAAACTTGCTCAGGGTAGCTCTGAGTGGAAAGCCTACCGAGCCACGCCCGGCATGTTCAACGGCAGCGAGATCGCCGCCATCATGGGGCTGTCGAGCTACGTCACCCGCGCCGAAATGCTGCGCCGCAAGGCCACCGGCATTGAACCTGAGTATGACGCAGCCACCTTAGAGCGATTCGAGGAAGGGCACAGATGCGAGGCACTGGCACGACCAATGGCCGAAGACATACTTGAAGATGATCTGTCGGCGATGGTCATGAGCGACGTTATAGACGGTGTGCTAATCTCAGTTTCGCTCGATGGCATCAACCAGGCTTACAACACCACATGGGAACACAAAAGCCTCAATATCAAGCTGGCAGATGCGCTGGATGCTGGATTTCTTCCGGCGGAGTATCACCCGCAATGCGAGAGCGGCCTAATGGTTTCTGGTGCCACCCGCTGCTTGTTCATGGCGTCGAAGTGGGATACAAACGGCAATCTAGTTGATGCAAAGCAAATATGGTATGAGTCGAACCCAGCGATGGGAGCCGATATTATCGCGGCCTGCAAACAGTTTGCCATCGACCTCGCCGAGTACGAACACGTCGAAACTGTTGCTGCCCCTGTCGCTGCCGCCATCGAAGCATTGCCCGGCCTTTTAATTCAGGTCGAAGGCAGGGTGCTGGCGACCAATCTTGATTCATTCAAGCTGTCGGCACAGGCCTTTATCGACGGAATCAAGACCGCGCTGGTCAACGACCAGGACTTTGCCGACGCTGACAAGATGGTGAAATTCCTCAAGGACGGCGAGGAACGGCTGGCGCTGGCAAAGTCGCAGGCGCTGGCGCAGACCGCCAGCATTGATGAACTGTTCCGCACCGTTGACACCATCAGCGAGCAAATGCGGGTGAAGCGCCTGGCGCTGGATAAACTGGTGAAGGCCGAGAAAGAGAACCGCCGTGTCGAGATTGTACGCAATGCTTCTCTTGAAATGAATAGGCACGTTGCAAAACTGAATGAACGCATTGGCGGAAATTGGATGCCAGTATGGTCGATGCAGGTTTTCAGCGATGCCATCAAGGGGCTGAAGTCGCTTGAGTCGATGACAGATAAGGTATCAAGCGCGCTGGCAAATGAGAAGATTGCAGCTAATGAAATGGCCGACCAGATTGCGGATAATACCAAAGCCATCACGGTTGATGGTGTGAACTACAATTACCTAGTTCACGACTTCGCGCAAATTTGCACCAAGCCAACGGAGGACTTCGCCGCGATTATGGCGCGGCGCATCGCCACATGGAAAGAGGCAGAATCCGTGAAGGCGGAACTCGATAAGAAAGCCGAGGAAGCCCGCACTGCAGCAGCAGTAGCCGTAGCAGTCGAAGCCGAGCGCATGGCCGAAGCTAAGCTAGTAGCCGAACAGGCAGTGAGTACCCCACCCACAGCCGAGGAAAAACGCGCAGCCGTAGTAGAGAATCAGGACGTGGTGCGTGCATACCTCAACAGCCTAGAACTGAGCGAGAAGGAGTTTAACCGACTGCGTGCCGTGCTTATTGGCTTCATCCAATTTCAAGCACAGCGTGGGCTGAAGGCCGCAGCATGAACATAAACGGTTTCCCTTTATTCACTTGGCTTAAGGCAATTCGTGTGCAAAAAGGCCAAAGCAAGATGTTTGCACTTCTTAACAATCCATATCTATTTGGACATATTTTTCGACCCAAGGATGTAACTTATGACGTGCTTTGTAGGATTGTTCGGGATCGTCCGATGCACGTTGTTGACGCGTGCAAACTGCAACAAACGTTACATGCAAGATATGGATCAAGGACTGACGCTGTTAGCAAACACGAAATGTTCGGGATGGTTGGTGCTGGTGGATCAGGTAAAAGACGCGACCGGCTTGTTTTCAATTCGATTTATGAATCAGAAACAAAATGCAAAGCAGCAGTCAGAGCACGTCGGAACGCGATTGAGAAACTTAGCAAAAAGAAGGCGAAGGAACTTGAATCGAACTCAGAACTGAGAACGATTTTTTATCTTACTAACGAATTAAAAGGATTATTAAAATGAAACTAGGATTTGGTGATCGTAAAACAGAAGCGCCGACGACTCCACAGGAATTGATCAATTTCCTGTCTCAGATTATGTCTTCCGCAATAAATAATGATGTTGATCTTGAGAATGCACGAATTGCGCTTAACGCCTCGACTCGAATCGTTGAGGTTTGGCAGGCTGACACGAGAATGAAGGCGCTTGCAATCGCGTCTGGTCGATTGATTGATAAATCTAAGGGCTGGTCGCTGATTGATGACTCCCCCAAATTGATTGCCGACACGCAACCAGAGATGGAGGCTACTTGAAATGAGTGAAACGTGTAACTGGATTGAAGACGACGACGGATTTTGGGTCACCAGCTGCGGACACTTTTTTGTCCTAGACGAGGGTGCGCCGCACGAAAATAGTATGCGCTGGTGTCCGTATTGCGGCCTGCGCCTGCAAGAGGTACGAAAAGATGCGGGGATCAAGCGCCGAAACATACAACACGTGCCGTTTACGGCTGCTGGACAGAGTGATAAATGAGAGAAGCGAACTATGCGCCGATTTATGCGGCCTGCCTCTACCCAGAACTGGCAGAGATGTTTCGGAGCAAAGGCTGGGCGCTCGCGGTACATGGGAGCATGGCGCGAGATTTTGATTTAGTGGCAATCCCATGGCACAACGATCCAGTTTCTCCGGCACAGTGCGTGGAAAGTGTCTGCCACTATTTTGCTTTAGCACAGCACGGGCCAGCGGTTACGAAATTGCACGGGCGGCAGGTATTCACATTGGCGCTAAAGTTCGGAGAATGCTTCATCGATCTGTCGTTCATGCCTGTAACGCCTAAGAGTACGGGTGAAATGAAGGTTTAGCCGCATACCTTGAAGTGCGGCACAACTGAAAAGGATAAAATATGAGCAAGAAAGCAATGGAACAGGCGCTTAAGTTCGCCGAAGATATTTACTCACGCAAATTTAACTTGTCAGGAATCGCCGTAGAGGATGCAGCAGATGGTGATCGACTACTCACTGAAGTCAGCAATCTAATCGCTGTACTCAAGGAAGCGATCAAGCAGCATGGTGAGTCCGACTCGGTTGCCGAAGTTGAAAGGTTGCGCGCCGCGATCCGTCAGATGCTCGACGCAAACGGCCACCTCGCAGACGGTGATACTTGCACGCTGTTTGCGCTCAAGTTGTCGCTGTGTGAGTCTGGAACGCCGTGGGACGGTGAGAAATGAGATATAGGATCATTGAAGAGTGTGACTCAAACGGAAAAGTTTGGAACTACGAAATACAAGCAAGGTGGATGTTTATTTGGCTTCCAGTGGGGGATGCTAGAACACTTGAGTATGCACGTGATACCGTGGCAAAACTTAAAGGAAGCACAAAATCTGTAGTGCCTAACCAGTGATACGCACAAAATCGGTCACGGCGAGTAATGCGAAGCCCCACCGACCATAACACCTAACCACAGCATTGCCCTGATTTAATCATGCCCCGTAGCTTAGCCGCTTTCAAAACCAAAGACTCCACATCTTTGCGGCCCTGCCTTTCTCCCGCTTTATATGCGGCCTCTAATGCCCGTTCTACTGCTACTTTTATCGGGCCATCAATCTGCCCTACCAGATCACGCTTTGCCTTGCTTCTCGTTTTCCATTCGCTGTAACTCATCGCGCATCCTTTCGTTGGCATAACACAGGAAATCAACTCGGCTCAAGCATCTCACGGCTCGTAATGCGATGCCCCGCCAACCCTAACACCCGCCCACAGCAAAGCAGCCTGCCATGGTGGCGTATCCATTGCCAGTGCGGCTTCTTTCAGCAGGTTATCGCATGTTTCACGTGGAAACAGTTTGAGGGAGTAGGTGAAGTCGTGGAGGCACGCGGCTTCATCAGCAATATCGCCCACCATCCAGTAAACAAGCGGAAGCCGTGGCGTGCTGTTCAGGTCGGTGATGAATCCGACAGGAACGGTAATTACGACTCCCAGCAATGCACTGGAATACTGTAGCGGTTTATCAACGCGCCACAACCGGCGGCCTTCCCGCGTGCGTTCGTCCAACAGTACAGCCTCGAACGGCGTAAGGAATTCTGATTTTGTCACTTGCATTTTAGCTCCCCGACATATGCCCGATATGCTTTGACCCAATCGGTTGCAATGGCCTGCTGTGCCGTTTTCAGTGTAATGGTGCCAGAGCAGACAAGCTGCTTCAGTTTCGTCTCAACCACGTCCTTTGTACGCGCCCCGCACGCGCCCGCGTATTCTTGTGGCCATAGGTTGCGTGGGTCTGTCGGGTGGCCACCCAGTTCAATTGAAATGTGATGGTCTTCTTCGTAGCTAGTCAGCTTGGTATCTTTCAAGCCAAGCTCTTTGATCTGCTTTGCCTTCAGCCGGTTGGTGTAGCTGGCCGGTGGCCGCATGGTATTTGTCCATCCGGCAACGCAGATGGTCTTTCCGATGTTGGCCTGTGTTACATCCGGATTGATTGCGCCAGGCGTGCGGGCTGGGTCTGGTAGCACACTAGCCAAAGCCGAGCACGACCATAACACGATTAGCACGGCGACCGCAGCTATCAACAGCCAGAAAGCTTTAATGAGGTTCACTTAACTGCATCCAAAAGCGTAATCGGGCTAGATGCCGCGCCAGCAGGCAGGCATAAAACCTTGAGCGCTGGGATAATCTCTGGATTGCGAATCGCCGCACTTAACGGCGTTCCACAAGCCGCTACAGTCCACAGCCTGATGGCGTTGTCGTCGGCAGCTTTGATGCTCACAAGCGCGGCAGCCTCGCCCGCATTGATGGCTGCTTGTTGCGTGGCGCAGCCAGTGAGCATCAATCCAAGCGCAGCCAGAATCATTCCGTATTTCATAACTTCCCCTTTCGGACAGTTACAGTGCCAGCGGATTGCCCATAGCGCCGCCCGAACAGGCGATGAATCAGCCTGATAAGCCAGCGCCATAGGCGAGTGTCGTGCTTCATTAGCTTACGGTGACAGTGACCGAATTGGCAGACTGGCCGAACTGAGGTGCAGCGATGGAGAACGGGATGGACACAGCCACAGCCCCGAACAGTGCGCCAGTAGAATCAATCCGCTTGGCCTGCGCGGTGTAAATGCCATCGGTCGAAATGTCGAACGTAGCGGAAGGCGTGGTGGCGGTCTGCGACTGAACGACAGTGCCGGATGCGTCGAGAATGTCGATTACCCAATCAGCCAGGGTTTGACCAGATGCGAGTTGGGTATCTACGGGGGCGATGTTTACGATTACTTGCATTTCATTTCCTTTCAGGGTGGTGGGGGTAAATCGCGCAGTGCGACTGCGACAACAGTTGCAACGGTCGCCATGATTAACTTGAGGTAATCAGGGCGCAGAGCAGGGTCATTGTATGCCATTGCTGACCAGATGCCGAAGGCAATGAGGCCAACAAAGGCGAGCACAAGTGTCTTGTTATCGGGTTCGTTCATCCACTTATTTCCCGCATATGGGCACGCATTTGGAAATCATCACGACAATCGGAACAGCAAAAAGCCATTCCTGGACGCAAAGGTTCACCACAGTTATGGCAGACACCACATGCAATTGGCGCAGGCTTGCGGTAATCCATCGCCAGGGCGCGGTCGCGTTCTTCGCGCTCGGTGGCTTGGTCGTAAATGTCAGTCATGAAAATTCCCTCATGCGTTCTAGCCAGCCAGCAATAAAAACGAGCTGCGTTTTGTCTCTCGATACTATAGAGCCAATGAAGTTATATCTGGAGTTTATGTATCGGGCACGCAACAGGTCTGGACTAATTGCAGCAAGCGCAGCAATCGTCGCCTTGCCCACTATGCCGTCAGCAGGCGTTCCGCACGCGGTTTGCAGCAGCTTAATTGCGCGGTTCACGCCATGATTGATAGCCGAGTCAAAATGGATGTCGCGCACCGATTCAGGCACAACCGGGCATCGAGCCGCCATCCAGTAATTGCGGAAATATATTCGCGTAACCTCGTCATGCGTAATCAACCTGACGGATAGGGTCGGTTGCCTTTGGTCGATGCGCCATTGGTCATAAACAGCTTGGGTGATGCCCATGTTGGTCGCGCCGCCACGGTCTGCCGGGTGATCGACAAAGCCGCCCTCACGGGCGATTGCCGAAGAAACGAGTGTGTCAAAATCGTTCATCATTCAATGCCCGTAACCCATTTTCCCGTTTTGATGAACACCCAGCCTATTACGACGAATGCGACGATGGGTGCAATGATCTTCACCCCGCCGCTGATTAGTTTCAGAGTAAGAATGAAGCCCTTTGCATTATTCCATGCCTCCAGCACCTCAGCCACGCGCCCAAGTTCTCCTGTTAGCGACTTGAGCAATTCAGCGGTGTCGCGGTTACTTTCCAGAAGCAACTTGATGGATTCCTCACAATCATCAAGCCGGTTGTGCATGTGGAGTATCGCATCAGAATCAGACTTGCGTCGGTGGACATGGGCTTGCGATTCTTCGGGGTCAGTTTTGCGCTTATTGTTCTGTATCAAGGTTTAACCTTGACTTTCTCATTACCAGCCGAAATCGCCGCATCCTTGATAGACTTAGGCGCACCCGGATGTGTAGCAAGGAAAGCCAGCATATCTGGGAATATATCAGCTCGTAGTTTGGTTAGGTTGTCTTTGGCGGTGTTGCTAGCATCGTTGTCAAGTTCGGCTTGAGGCTTGGGTTTTATGGATATGATTGACATATTAAGTCTCCGTGAATTCGTTAGAGATAGCACCCACACCATCGGTTAAATCAGCATTAGCTACCGTCCATTGCCCACGTTGAGTCCTATCAGCAGGCACTTCAGTATCAAGGATTATCTTGTACGGCTTCCCTGACGGAACGTCCTTTTTTGCGATAGCATCAAGTCCGTAAATAGCAAGTGCTTCCTCAGTTGGGATGATGATAGCTACTATGCCGTTGTCTTGGGTGTAGATAATTACTTGGTTCATTTTGTTTTCCCTTATCTAAAAACACTTAGCGTAACAGTCAAATAGTCTGTCAGTGCAACGGCAGGATTGACCGTCGCAATTCTAAACGCAGTTGTTGTAAAAGTATTTGTATTAATGGCGAATGAGCAGGTGGTTGGTGTAGTGTTGCCAGCCATACCTGCAACGCTGTAATTTACATCCTGCATGGCAGTAGTAAAGTTAATCGTGTAATCCCCAACCCCGTTATCCGTAATACTCGACACATTCCCGCTTGCACGAATACCTCCGTTCGCAATAGTCATATTCCCCGCAAATGTTCCATTGAAGTTGACCCATGCTCTACAAGCATAAACCGGGGCAGTTCCTGTTGTGTTGAATGCCTCGCGTATACCAAGAGGCGAAACAGATTTAGTTGATACTGTTCCAGCAACGTTTTCAGCCGTGTTAGAAAATGTCACAGCGGCAGCGATAGCTGTTTTAACGGCCTTCTGCGTTGCCAGTTTTACATCGCTATTAGCTGCAAGTGTGCCGTCTGTATCAAGGGTCAATTCACCAGCAGTATCAAGTGCCGTGGCATACGGGATTTTGTTTGCAGCTGTCAGGGTTCCAGCAAGGGCTGTCAGGGTGGCATCAAGTGGCTGATATGCGCCACTGTAAAAATACTCGCGCCAGTTGCCCGAACCTTCTGACTTGTACAAACCACATTCACCAGCTACAGTAACGCGATTAGCACCTGATTGCAGGATCAGGCTGGTAGCATTGTGGGTGAGGGTTAAAGCTCCTGCGAATCGGACGAACTTGTAGATACCAGCAGATACGTTGCCGAATCCTGTGATTGTCGTGGTTCCGGATACTGTTATAGTTATGAATGTCGCATCCTTTGTTCCAAGGTCGCAGGTGGCGGCAGATGCGATAGTATCGTCAATGGCAAGGGTGCGAACGTCGGCCATGATTTGACGCATGACATTATTTACATTCGCCATCGTCATATTTTCAGGCGCACCGTATGGCGGTGGGCTGCTATTGCTTATTGCTGTGGTTAACCAGTCCTTGAGGCTCATATGGATGTCCTATAAATGCAAAAAACCGCACAATGGCGGGTAGGTGGAACTCGTAATGCTTAATTTTTTCTTATGGTTTGTCGTTGGGATTGTATTTGTTGCTGTGCTACGCGCAAACAATCACTGATTGAGTAGTCCTAATTTATCCAGTTCTCCAGATTTCGATAACAATAAACCGAGCCGCTTTGCGCGTGCTGGTGTAATGCCGATTTTTCCTAGATTATCAGCCGTAAATCCAGCAGCCCGCCCACCGCCATAAAGAGCTCCGCCAACGGCTTTGGGACTCATAAGGGGCAATAAAGCCATGGGTGCTAGACTGCCGGAAGTCGCTGCGCCGATTGTTGTGCCCAGCATTCCACCCTGACCAACAAGCCCTCTGCTCATCCAAGGTGACATAGATTGTCCAGCTAAAGCTGATTGCAGATTCACCCCGCCTTTGTCTTCAAGGGTTTTCAATAAATTCAGCCGATGCCCAAAGTTTGTATTAGCATTATTTCTGGCGACTTGTTGCAGTTTTCTAAGGGCTGTGTCCTCAGTTGCATTCTTAGTGAGAGATAGAGTTTTAGTAATCTCTGACTCTAGGTTTTTGGCTGCTTCGTAGGATTTCATCGTGTCGGCATATTCAGGCACTTGCTTAACAATCGTGTCCTTAACAGCATTATACATTGCAGATTTTGCCTTTTCTGCGGCAGTTCCATACTCAGAAGGGATAGCATCAATCCGGCGCTTCAGTGCATCAAGCCCTTCAGGGGTATGTAATCCTTTATCAATACGCCATTGGTCTACTACATTATTCAATTCCTGAATGGTCTTCATCTGGTCATTACCAACCACGAACTTGCTTCTTCCGGTTGTCGTGCTTGTTACCTTCAGGCTATTGATCTGTTTTCCAAGCTCACTATCAATAGAACTAAAATCAAGCAAAGTCTTGTCAGCTTTCGCGCCTGCCATGCCTTGTTGATAGCCTATGCTGGCCTCCTGCTTCATTTTTTTAACACCAGCAAGCGCGTCATCTATAACATTGTTATACGGCACTTTCTGATTAAGGTTATCAATAAACTGCGTATCCCCCCTCATTCCTGCTTTGGCTGCTTGCGCAATGTTTTCTGGACCTTGCATTGTGGTAAGTCCAAGCACGTTTTTCCCGACTGCACCCACAGCTGCACCCACAGTTTTAACAATAGGCGAAACAACACTAAGCGGGTTAGTAGCGTTCGCTGCGCGAGTAAATGCCTGCGCTGGTGAATTGAAGGTCGCGCCAGCGGCAGTAATTGGTTTTGATAGGGCCGGGATTTTTCCAGCTAATGCCCCTGCGCCAGTGAGCACTGTTGATGCGTCACTAGCCACGCCAACTGGATCAGTCGCAAGCGCGTTTTTAAACCCATCCATGCTGCCGTATCTGTCTTTATAGAATGACCCTATAGCATCAGCGGTGTTACTGGCACGCAAGCTTGCTGGATTTGGGTTTTTACCATCGACAAAATTACGTACTGTTTCCGGTACGGCATTTCTCAAACCGCCAGCAGCAGCATCTAATAAAGACGCGCCAGTATCAATCGGATGCCTTACGGCCTGATAAATACCAGACACAAAATTCCCGGCGCTTTTTGGAAGGTTTGATAATGCTTCGCCAGGAACGTCAGCCCAGCTTCTAGATTGAGGCGCGTCTTGTGGAGTACCATTCGCATCAACCGGAATAAGCCTTGCCCCGCTACTTGGTGCATCTTCAACAGCAACTAGTCTTGCCATGTTATTCCTCGATTCTGTGCTTGCCATCTTTGGTGTAATAGTGTCCGTCAGTACGCAAATTCCCTTGTACGCTACCGCCACCGTCTAGATTAAAAATCCTCGTTTGTGGTTTGTTTGATGCGGGACTTGTCTGGACTGCCTTGGCAGGTGGTTTGGCTTGCTGATTCAATTCCTGCACAATCTGTGCATCTGACATGCCCTGCTGCCTGCGTTGTTGAATATACAGTTCTTCGCCAGGCGTGTAATCTGCACCCTGTACGTCGGTATTTATTCCCTTGTACTTCGTCTGCAATACGCGCAATTCTTTAAGCGCAGCCATGCGGTCAGCTATCGGCTTGTCCCTATCACCAACAACAGCAGACATTATCTTATAGTTCTGCACGTCATAGTTTGACTGCGGCCCTTCCATACGCGGCACGTTAGAAGTCATCCAACCTGAGATTGTATCAAGCGTCTGATTATCCTGCGTAGACGCATCTGAAATACCAGCCAAACCTTTTGCCGATGCGATAGCTGAACCAAGTAGGCTTCCGCTTGCATTTCCACGCTTGAGAACAGATTCAGCACGGTCAATTTGTGAAATAAGGGTATCCGCAGTCCTACCCTTCTTAGCCATATCGAATCCTTGCGTAACGCCTGCTGTGGCCTGCGCCGACGCCTTTGCTTGTTCGCCACGAGTAGATGGCAAGTCACCGGGGCTTAATGTCTTAGGAATGGCTTGTCCGAGTCTGCCGCCGCCGATAGCTGGGGCGACATATCCGCCCATATCCTGCATAGGAATAGCCCGCTTCATTTCACGGTATTGCTGCTGCTCATATTCTGACATTGCTTGATAGGCTTGCCATTCCTGAATTGAGCTAGGTATGTTGTTTTTGTTTCCTGCCAAGAATTGCGCCCGCTGCTCGGGGTTAAGAGTGTTTGCAAATTCAAAATTCTTTTGCTCAGATGTGCGCCCGTCATTCGCTCTTGGATCAAACTTCATCGCTTCTTCAGGCATCCCAGACTGCGCCAGAATTTGTCCCATCGAAGTCTTATACTTGCCAAAGTCAAACTGACTGGGAAGGGTCGGTGCAAGTGCATTATTACCCTCGGCAATAGCTGTTACATTAGCCTGATTAAATGCCTGATCTTCAGGCGCATTGCCTTGGGCAAGTTGTCCATTAAAAGCACTAGGGTCTGTCGGTCTGTATCCAAGCGGTCCATACGAACCAGGGTCTGTCGCCTGGCGCATAGATTGCATACTTGCGTTCTTAAGTGCCGTTTCATTGGCGATCTTGGACTGTATTTCGTTAATTTTCGCTTGATCATACTGCTTCTGGATCGAAGTATGATCGTTCTGGTTGGCCTGATCCTGAGCCTGCGAATATCCGAGCAGACCGGCCATACCAGCACGCCCGACGTTGTTCATAGGCGTGCCACGTCGTGCATTTGCCAGCCCCCCAGCGATGGCAGACATTATGCCTACCCCAGCGGGTGTTTGGATGAAGTCGAGTAAACCAGCCATTTTAGAATCTCCCGATCATTGCGATACGTTGCCGCTGCTGTTCACGTCGAGCCTGCTCATCCTGCATACGCTGATAATCCTGCTGATTATTGCTTTGTACCAGTTGCCCCAATGTCGGGTTGGCAGTAGGCGGCATGATGGGCGAAGGCGTAGGCATTTGATTATGCTGTGGTGCGGTTGACTGGACGGCGCTCATTACAGCACCAACCGGTTTAGAATACGTGTTAAAAGCATTGACGGCATTGGCTCCAGTCCCGCCTTGTGAGAAGGTGTTACCGAGTGCGTAATTTGCCTTATCCGTTAACCCTGCGTTGCTGCTCATTTCGGTAATCGGTGCGGCTGCCTGAGTTGCCATTGCACCTTCAGGAGCAGATGACAGCAATCCAGCTGCTGTTGGTGCGGCAGCACTTGCAGTTTCTGCGGCAGCAAGTCCGCTAGCAACAGGTGCAGCAGCACCGGCAGCAGTAGCAGCAGCTGTTCCTGTACCTACTGCGCCTAACGCACCGGCAGCCCCGGCAGCCCCGGTAGCAGCAGCGGCAGTGCCTGCCTCTGTGCCTAAAGCACCAAGAGCCAGCGGAGCAGCCGCACCTGCGGTCAGTGCGGTTGCAGCGATACCGGCGGCAGGTAGTACCCATGGCGGAAGCGACCATGCTTCAGGGTATCCAGTCTTCGGATTCCGCGTCAGGTTAGTTCCAGCAGCATGCGCCAATAAGCCCAAACTACGAACCTCATCCGGTCTCATGTGAACCAGTAGACTATCGCCATTTCGTCCATATGATGCTTTATTCATTATTTACCCCTGCCAGATGATTGAGTTGTAGAACTGCTACCCAAGTTTGAGCCGAATACCCCGCTCATCGCTGATAACTGTTTATATGGAAGGTTCTGCGCATCCTGATAGTTCTGGTATCCAAAATCCAGATTCTTTTGCGACTGATCCTGCAAAATCTGGCCTGCATTCATCATCTGCCCTGCATCTTGATAACCCTGTTGAGCAAATTGCGGAGCCATGCCGATTGCCTGCATCTGGTTGGCGCGGTCATTCTGATAAGCCCCGCCGTACATCTGCCCTGCCATATCGCTAAGCCCTTGGGTCAGCGCCCCGGCGTGCGAGTTAGAACCATAGCGCCCGGCATTTTCAAAGTTGCTGTTGACGCTGTTAGTAACATTCCTAGCAGCGGTGTTATACATCGCGTCTAGATAGGGGTTTGAGGTTCCGTTGATCTGCTGGTTAAGCTGTCCCTCGGCGTTATTTACTGTCTGTGATCCTTGCAATGCACGATTAACCGTCATACCAAGCCCGGTGTTTTGCACTGCATTAAGATCGGCATAGCGTTGTCCCTGATAAGGGTCGTAACCCTTATTACTGAGGTCGATAGCCTTGTTGGTGTAGGCTGTGGCTAGTGGCTTCAGCTCGGCAGGTATGTCCTGCGTCGTTGTGGAATTCCCACCCCCGCCGGAGCCACCGCCACCGTACACGACACGTCCACCATGCTTGCGCGTTGCAGAGTCGCCAAACGGTTCGCCCAGTGCGTAGAGTTGTTTTCTTGAATAGCTCATGCCATTACCTCAATCGTTTCGTAAACTGGCTGAAAACCAGCCTTCATTCTGTAAAGCCTCGCCTGTGCAGGTTTGGCGCAACATCGTATCCTGCTACATCCTAGCGAACGCGCCACCTTCTTTATTTCGTCGAAAAATCGCTCAAATCCGCCGTTATGGGCGACTAAACTGGTAATGTGGAGAACCCTGATATTCGGCAATGAGTCTACATTGAACACCCCCCAGCCAACTGACTTACCCTCGTCATCCATGCGTACTAGCGTTCTTTCCCCGCGAGCCAAAATCATCTTCAATTGGTCTCCGGTAATCTCGTCTGTCGTGGCGCACGCTTCGGCTAGGCAATTGGCTCCATCGCGCCATGCAAAATCGACGTATTGAGGATCTATCACAACGAGGTTCAAGGCTTCGTAGTTCCTAAGTCAGTCCAAGTCAATATGCCCGTATTTCCAATAGTAGCCCGCCAGTAATGCCCATTCGGGGACGTGAGTACCATGCCTTTTAGCGTGTCGGTCACAATCAAGTCCTGCGTGGTATCCACCCCGCGATTCATGCGGTCAGAGCCGTCAAATGCAGCGTTCCATGCTGATGATATTGCCCGTATAGCTTCCTGAAAAGTTGGGTAGGTGGAGCGGATTGTCATTTATTCTTTGCTTTCTTCGCTTCATCAGCCCATGACAATAACCCAGTAGGCTTTCCGTTCTTCTCAAGGATACGCGGCATCTGGTCGTCAAACAGGACGTAGTTGCTGGTTCCATTGCCTGCAGTTCGGCTGCTGCCGTCTAGGTACTTTATCCCAGGAATACCGGCTTCTTTTAGCAAGTCCTCGGCCTTCTGATGGCCTTTGCCTATGCCTCTCAAATTGTTCTGAAGATACCGCAGGATGGCATCGCCAGAATTGAGAGATGACGGCAACTTTCCGCCGTTCCACTCTTTCAATATGGATTGCACCGATTCAGGCTGATCTTTCGCAGCGCGATCCCAATCAAGCATATGGGGGATGGATTCGTCTGGGATGTCTACTTTGTATAGGTTACCGGGAGAATTTATAACGCTATCCTTTGCGTTCATAAGTTCGTCATACCGCTGTGATGCCTGCATTCCTGCGTCGGTACGATATTTTCTATAAGAGCCAGGTATTTTATCCTTGCCCATCACATCAGCTAATTGAGAAAGCTCAGTGTTAATGCCATTAATTTTACCCATGTCTTTGACATTTTCGGCATATTGTCCAGCAACGCTTGGGTTTTCAGAAAAATACAGCCCATTCCCATAAGCCTGCGCACCCTCACCCGTGCCAATCTTGCTCATGTCAAAGTTATCGAAATTGTGCGGTGAGCCGTGGTAAACCGTATGCCCAAGCAATCCACCAATCGGTGCCATGCCTGATAGTTCCATCCCAGCATCCAGCCATTGATTAGGGTTGGCCTTCTGCGGCATGCTCATGGCCTGATTCACCTGCTGATTCATCTGTGGGCTTGCCAGTGCGCTTAGTTCAGACGGTGCCTGTTGTGCGCGTTGCAGTAGCCGGTTGGCTTCGTCAGGAATGCGCGAGACAGCGCCACCAAACAAGCCTTGGTCGATAACATTGGCAGTGCTTACGGCTGGCCGTGTATTCCGAGGCGTGTTAGCGTCCTTGTAGTCGTTGAACTGCTTCAGCAGCCCGCTAAATTGGTCAAGTAATCCCATCAATAACGCCCTGAAGGCACACCATCAAAATCCAGCCCGTAGGCTTTTGTAAACCCGGATGCCAGTGTCAGCCGCGCCCGCTGGTATCTGCCTGAGTTGAAAACGTTGCATTCGCCTGCGCTGTTCATCGTGGATGGACTCGAATATGTCACCGCATCAGATACGGCATTCCTTGAGCCAATTTCAACAGTGACGGATACCGCTTCTTCAACGAGCGGGCGGGTATTGGTGACGACAGTTCTCTTTCCGGGGTTCAGTTGCATTTCGGCAGTCTCAACTACTGCAGTCAATGCCGTTCCGTTGAACAGAACCGCCTTATGGCTGGTATTTACCCCTGCCAAAGAGGGTTTGCCACCTTGGAATAATGCTGAATCGACCGATACATTGGCATAAGCCCCGGTGTCAGGATTTCCAATCAAAGCATCGATAGTTTCGAGTGTGTAACCTTCAGAGTAGAATGTGAATAGGCATTCCATGTCGCCTGGTTCAACTGTAGTCCACTTGTTTACCTGCCAGTTGTAGATCATCAGCTTGTTGAGCGACGATCCAGCAGTCGGGTAAGCAATGATGTACAGCGAATTGCGCGGGTCGATGGCAGACGAAATACGCCAATAGTCAGTTTCGGATACTTCTTCCAGAAAAGTTCGGTTGATGCCATCCCCAATGGGCTGCAAACCAGCCGGACTCATCATGTAAAACCCATCGGTGCCGAGAAAGAATATTTTGTCACCGAATGCCGACACCGATCCGGGTGCCGAAGTGCCATTGCTCGATGTGATCTGGTCGAAGGTAAAGATTAGATTGCCACCAACATAAGTGCCACGGAAAATGCCCCGCTCGCAGAAAATAGTAGCGAATTCCCCTCCGACCAGTTGTGTTACTTGCCCCACCTCAGTTTCGCCAAACAAGTCCTGATAATCTGCCTGGGTTGTGACAGAGGGTGTCCATACCCCGGCAGGGTTCTCAATCGGACTCCATTGCACCCGGTTGGCAAAGCCCGTTATGTTACCCATGAAGACGAATCCACGAACCGTGGCGCAATACTTGGAAACCGGAGCAGTCGCTGATAGGTCGCCAAATTTAGTGCTGGAACCCATCGTATAGGCTTGCGGTACTGAATTTCCGTTAGTTGTTATTACGATGTTGCCAAAGGTCGTCCAGTACCAGCGATTCTCTGTCCCAGTGGTATATCCTCCAACCTTGCTCACGTCAGTCCACGCAGCCGATGCGATCAACTGGAGCTTTGCCGTACCGCCTATGAAGTTATACGGCGTGCCGTCGCTTCCCTTAGCTGCAAACGCCGACAAAGCTGCCTCACTGGACGCAGATGTATATGCCACCGCCGATCCGAATTGGCCGTAATAGTCACGATACGGCACGCAGTTAGACGCAACTGTTGCGTGCTGTCCGTAGGCGGGACTGTCAGGGGAATAAATACCGAGTGGGATCATGGGCAGATTTGTTTGTTACCTGGTGTTGTTATTATGACAAGCCATAGAAATGCGGAGCAAAGCTGGTGCGATTTCCAGCCAACCATTGCTGAGCCAGCCACAGTGCACCTTGCCGTGCATTAGCCGGTGGTAGGGAAGTAAACTCAAGCGCCATGTAGCCGTACATCGCCCAGTTCGCAAACCGCATACATGGGTTCGGTGTCAGGGATGCTGCGTAACCAGTCGCATCCACCCTCCAGCCATATATTAACTTCCCCCCCGTGGCTATGTCATAGGATTCAAAGTACCCTGTGTTGCTACCCGTATAGACGAAAATTTCCAATACATCTTTGCCGTGAAAATTGCCGTCTAGCGAGACAATCGGAGAGCTATCTGCGCCATATAGTGCGTCTGGTGGCGGCAACAGTTGTGGATATGCTAGGGCACTCCTGAAATAGTTTCCTGTGCCATTATGCCCAGCAGCCGCGTGGAATTCTCCATTCGACAGTCCCAATCCCTGCGGGTTTGAGTACTTCACAGTGGCAATGTTATTGATGTCACCCAAAGAGAACCGTGTTCCGCCTGATCCATCAGTTGCAGTCTCAAGCACGCGACCTGCCGCAATGACCATGAAGTATCGCGATGGATCAAATGTGTGAAATGTCCCTGACGATAAGGGAATTGGCACCGCGTTGATAGCCATGTTACACGCTATACTACCTACGCTTCCTAGCTGATTAAACTGTAGTGCAGAACCACCCGCCGAAATATCCCATACACACCCGCCGATGCTATCGGTAAGAACACTACCTGACGTTTCAAGCATCTTGAAATGATGCTTAACAGCCGGTGGTGGGGTCGTCGGTAGTGTTGAGAACACCACTGGCGCAGAGGGATTGAATAAAAGAGTCACAGGGCAAGTTGATTGACAAGAATCCCAGCGGGCGGAGTGTTTACGTTTACTGATGCCCCGTCAGTTTGAACTACGATGCGTATGCGCCCAGCTCCCGATAGTGCGCCGATAAAAAGCACACTCAACTTCGTGACCAAAGAGCCAACAGTGTTATTGGGGAAAGTGGTTGTATCTATATTGCCCCAAGAACCACTATTTAGAGCAGTTTCTTGTTGCATCCGAACAATGCACTTGGTACGGGTAGAGTCATATGGGAACTGAATAATACCGCTCGCAGATATATAAGTTGCTCCAGGCATGGGCAACAAATATCCTGACCCGTCAACCATGCCGGATCGATCATTAACTGCGGTCATCGGCAAGAAATAATCAGTATTTGCCGTTGATGCCGTTGCACTACCGGTAGCGATGGCGATAATGCTAATTGGAAAAGGCTTTCCCACAGCCGAAGCATTCGTTGGGTTGACAAATAACTTTGGAGCATCATTCGCCACTGCGATTTCGCCCGGATTTAATGGGGTTGTCGCAAGCGCCACTGCCGTGCCAGTGCGCGGTATCCACTGGCCTTGAATCGCGGTTGGCACTGCACCCGTAGAGTCCACCAAAGCCGTACCCGGAACGCCACCCGCTACGACAACGCCGAGTGCCGCAAAACCATTGGTAGCCAAGTTGCCTACGCTCGACGAAGATTCAATTATGGTGTAATACCCAGCAACACCGATCTGCACAAAGTTGATTTCGTCCTGATCGCTCTGGGTTGTGATTTGACCGCTCGTGAATGAGCCATAATTGGATGTGAATTTGATCGTCATATCAGTCCTTAAATAATAAGAGTGTTTGATGGGCTGATTCGGGTAGGAGTACCTGCCCATCGGCTGTTTTTGTCGGCGTGTCGAATGTCGTCCAGTATCTGATCACGCAGAGTGATGTTTTTGGATGCATTGGTATCGTCCATGGTGTAAATAAATGCCTCAGCGAGTATGCCCGACAAGTACGCATCTGGGTGTTGGGTAATTAACCAGTTGGTATCGGACGACGATGTGAGTGGCGGAATGGTCTGGTAATAACCAATCGTTAATGTGCAGTCTGCATTGACATAGATGTTTCCCCCGGAAATGCTGTAAACGGTAGGTATTCCACCATTAGCAGCCAATAAACGGTCAGGCGTTACCAGTTGCAGCGTAGTAGTTCCGGTTTTGGCTGAACGCAGCTCCAGATAATCCGCAGGCAGGGCAATTACACCGCCAGACATAACTAGTGTCGCCGTAGTTTCCATCGCCGCTACCCGCAGTTTGCGGTTTACGCGTGATTCGAATAACGCAACAAATGTGCCGAACATTGCAGATATATCGTCACGATGCGTATATCCAGCAATAGCAGTGGATAACTCGCTATAGTTCACAGTCCACCCTTAAAGTATTTATGCCCACCGCGCAACGAGTATTCTGGGTGTTCCTTCTTCCACCGAGCCATGTAGACCGGATCGAACAGTTTGCCTTCGCGCATCAACACCCCTGCCATCGCAGCCGGGATTTTGTAGTCCATCGCGCCATCCTGATAGCCCTTGAACTTGTTTGATTCGCGGGCTTCCTTGCAGTAATCAGCGATATGTTCCAGACCATCCTGCCGGGTTTCGATTACGCCCTGTATATTTCCATCTGGGTCATCATGCCAGTATGTCTCGACGTTGGTCGTCGGGTTGTAGTTGAGCAGGATTTTTGCCATTTCATGCACCCATTAAAAAACCCGCCGCAGCAGGTAAGGTTAAAATATTCACTGAATAGGATGTTCACTGTATGCCCCTGCCATAAAGACAAGGGCATAGGTCAAAACCCGATTAGTTCAGGTCAGCGATTTTTGCAATCCCGCGCGGGTTTTTGACGCGCAAGGCTGCATTACAGCCGACACGGTGCTTTGAATACGCACCGGTCTTCGCAAGTTCCTCATGCTCATACTCTTGCAGGAACAGCACATCCACACATTCAGGATCAACCAGAAGGACGCTCATTTTTGCAGTGGTATTCCGCATGTTTGCGCTCGGTGTCAGCATGATTGCGCCACCATCCGAAACATACACATCAACCGCACCAACAACGCCAGCCATCTCTTTTTTACCGAGATTGACAGTCATTCTGGTACTGGCAACGCCGGAAAAACTAGCCATCACTTGCTTTTGCGCAAACGGCATGATTGCCATTTTGTAGCGTGCACCAAGAGTGAAACCAGCCGCCAGAGATGCCTTCAACTGTGCTTCAGTTAAAGCGCGGCCAGTGCCATCGACAGGTGCTGTAGTAGGTGCGCCAGAAGTCACAACCACAGTTGATCCACCAGTACCGTGTGCGCCAGTTGCTGCTGCTGTGTTGTTGACTGCCCAAGCGAAGGTTTCCAGACCCGCCGAGCGAGATGCCGTAGTGCCAGACACCCGCGCAATAGCTGCATTGTTTTGCGTAAGCATCGCCTCGACGTGGATTTTCAGTTGGCGGAATGCCTTTTCGACCTGGTACGATACTTCAGACTTTCGGCCTGCTTTGCGCACTTTGTCCTGAACATTTGAGATAGCGAAGCCAATCTCAAAGTCCTGAATGTAGTTCGCTAGACGGGTCGTTGGATTGACTGTAGACAGGGTGGTATCTGTACCCTCAATCACCGAGTTAGTGGGGTCGGATGCGGAGAGAGCATCGGTCTGCCATTCTTCCGTTGTCGCATACGCTTTGCCGCTGCCAAAGTTTGACAGGGCGGGGGTATCTTCAGGGGAAATATCCTTGATGATGTCGGCAAGGCTTTCGCGGTTGCCCTTTGCGTTAGTGTTTCCAAATACTGCCATGATTGCTACTCCTTAAATGAATTTCTCAATGAGCGAGGCCGCACCCTTGCCAGTATTGCGCAAGTTCTCGCGTGCTCTTCGCTCGGACTCTGTGGTTTTGTTGGTACGGATGCCGGGCTGGACGAATTTCTGCGCCTTGTGTGGAACAGATTTTTCTTTCGCCCCCTTAGACACCAATTCCTGTAGTCGCGCAACTTCGTGTAGACCCAGCCATATCAAAGGGTCGTGCATTGATGAGAGGTTCTCAACGTTTACTTTCAGCCCATAGCGGTTTCCCATCTCTACCGCCGCATTGACCAGCTTTTGATCAACTTCGGGGCCATAGTTGGGAATCTTGTCGCGTAAGGTGTTAACGGTAAAGTCGTAAACCTCGGCTGCGCGTTGACGCTCTGACTCCTGTGCCTTATTGAACTCACCGCTCAGTCCGTTTTGCATCTTGCTTACTGCTTCGCGCAATTCGGTTCTCTGATGTTGGTGTTTCATAAAAGATACTGGGTCATTGTCCGCAAGCGAATTCCAGTCAACTCCATCGTATTGTTGCAGTTGAGCTTGCAACGAATGAAGTTGCGCAAGTTCAGAAATATGCGCCTGATTGAACTGCGCAATTTTCTGGACTTCCTGGTATTGCGTCTCGGCAAACTTTCGCATGTCGGCGGCTTCTTGCGTCTTCCGGGTGTAATCCGCACGCATTGCCTGTTCTTTGGCTGCAATCGCGGCCTGTACCTGCTCGACTACTTCAGCAGGTGTTCCCGCTGGCAAGTCAATCTGCTTGCCGTCTACTTCCACAGAGTCCGTTGATTCCTCTTCTTCGGATTCACCCTCATCGGGTTCCTCGGATTCGTCCTCTTCGGTTCGCTCTTCCTCCGGCGTTAACTCTGCCGTTTCTTCAGTCTGTTCGGCTTCTTCATCCCCGAACACTGCATTACTTAATCTTGTTTCGATGTCTCCCGCAGGAGCTTCAATCGACTGGGTTTCCATTTCGTTTCCCTTTATTTAGTCATAAAAAAACCGCCCAAAGGCGGCTTGTGGTAAGCATTAAGTTTTATCGTCTGAACATTTTTGAAACGATTCCCTCGCGCTTGATCTTCATTTCTTCCATCTTTCCTCTGTTGATCCTTGCATATAGCGTGGAACGGTAGTCGTGATGAATCTTGAGAAGTAACTTGAGGTATCGCTGCCCCTCAGTATCGCTCACTCCGGTTGCTTTCCATCGATCAACAATTCCGCGTTCTATATCATCAAATGCAGCCAAGAACTCTGGGTTTTCCAGTATCAACTGGGCATTTTCCCCTCGCAACATATCGCTCATTGCGGCATCCCCTGCATCGGTGGCAAACCGTGCTGCGGGATTGCTTGCTGCATTGGCGGTGGTGGATTCTGCGGAATCTGACCTGGCATTTGTCCGGGCATCTGTCCGGGAATATTCATATCAGGGTTTCCAGATGCTGCGTCTTTCTGAACCACAGACATGAATCCAGCCATGAACATATCCGGCGACATGGCTCCAGCGATAACCGCCTCGAGAGCAATCTTCAGCATGTTTTCCTCATGTGTATTGGTGTCTTTCTGCTTTTCAATCTCGGCCTTGATCGCGTCTGGGCTAGGGCCAGGCTGGGGCATAGCTCCGTCCTGTGGCTCAGTAAAGAACTGCGACACGTCTTTGTATCCCATCGCCTCAACACCACGCCGGATGCCGTTGTAAATGGATTTCTTATCCGCCATGCCGAGCGGAAGTACCTTTTCCTGCAACTGGCCGATCAACTGCATGTTGGAAATGGTCTGCTGTCTATCTCCAGTTCCAAGACCTACGCTCACGGTCATGTCCTTGCGGGTTTTCCAGTCTCGCGGATTGACCGGAACCCACTTGTTACGCAGTTGCACTATTTCCTGTTTAGTAGCGTGCCGTCTCGCCAGTCCGTGCAAGCCGAGCATCAAGTCCTTCACCCCAGTTTCTGCAAATGTGCGCGCCATCATCTCAATACGCTGCTGGCTGGCATCCATGATTTTGGTGATGCCAGTCGCAGTCTTGTTGAGGCTGTTGGCATCCATGCCCGAACTATATCGGGTGAAGCCGGTGCGGTTTTCTTTCACCGTGTCGGCGTATTCGATCATCGGCTGAATAATCCCGGCAATCGGCTGGATAGGATTCGGCTGTACATGCCCAGCAGCAGTTTCGGCCTCAACCCGAACCACGCCACCTAACGGATTACTCAGCAGGTCGTCCAGGTTCACACGGTCAGACACGAACACACGATTGTTGTTGATGCCGTAAATGTTATCTAGCGACTGCCGCCACAACGACGTTTTCATGTCCTGTATCGGAACAACTACATCGGCTGGACAGACCCCGGCGAATTTATGCGGGATAACGTAGCAATGCACCACACTGAATGGGATTTCTTCGGCTTCTTCGTACTCGAGAACCTCATCTCCGATGCGGACGATTTTGCACAGTTCAGCAATCCCATCGCCGTTTTTGTCGTGCCGCACATAGGCAGTCTTCAGCAGTACCAGCCGGTTTTCGTCATCTTCGGTTCGTTGGCTGGTAGTGTAGTCACGCCAATTGTTGAATCGGTTAACCCGTTCACTCGCCGCCAGATAGGTTGATCCCGAATCTACAATATCATCCGGTATGTCATAGCCCAGTTCACGAATCTGCGAGATAGTTTTATACACTTCTCGCTGAACGAATCGCGCCTCTTTAATGCTGTTGGATGATAAATCAGCATTGTAAATAAACTCCTCTGGCGGGACGTTATATACCTTCTCGCACCCATTTGTGGACGTGATCCTTACGCTTACGTCATGCACCATCAGCGGTTGTCCGGTAGGGTTGGGCAACGTGTCAGGCTTGCTGGTAAGCGATTCAATTTGCGCGCCTGGAGTTTGCATCAGCATACCCAGCGCAGCATCGTCTAAGCCCTGATAGTGTTCGACTGTTGAGGTGGTATCTTCCTCCCACACGTACTCAACGATTCCGTATTTATTTACCAGTGCGTCCCAGAACCAGCGATAAAACAGCATGTATCCGTCGTTTTTCTGCGCTAGAACGTAATTGATATAGTCCGTTTCTTGCTCTGCTGCCGGTACATCATCCTCACTCTGTGGCGAGAATTTTACGTATTCGTCTGTGCTGGTGAACGGTTTGAGCAGCGAAGGAAGCATCCCCTCGATGGCATCCCACACATCAGAGCTGATTACCTGGCTGCGATTGTCTTCCTCATTGCCCATTGGCCTGCCAATAAGCCGGTCGAAGTTACGCTCGCGGTCAGGCTGTAGCTCGTCCGTTTGGTACTGGCGTGCTGAGTCTTCCTCGCTGCGTAGATAGGACAGCAGTTCGCTAATGTCTTCTTCCGGCGTTTCGGTTTCGTCTTGATCGATCATTAGATTATGTGTTTACTGCTTAAGTTTAGTGGTTTGCGCTCAACGTCTGCTCGCTGGCTGATTGCCATGTACCGAATACAGTCAGCAGCATGGCTTGTCCAGTCGTGCAGCGGTCCGAGGCTGATATTGCGTTTTGGGTCGAACTTTTCCTGGTACAGCCTGAGCGCCTCGATCAACGAGCCAGTTTTTACTGCATCGAACCAGCAGCGCGGCAACATCATGCGTACCGCATCGATGCCGTCTTTTACGCTCATCTGTTTTGCAACCTCAAAGCGGATGCCAAGCGACTCTGCTACTTCTAACCGGCTTTTCCCTGTTCCCAACTCACGTACTGCAATATCGTGTGGTGCGATGTGCCGCCCGTAGGTATATGGCCGGTTTCTAAGTTCTCTGACATAGTGATCCAGACCCTGACCGCTGGCCTCGTAGTAATCAATGATTCTGATTTCACCGCCGCGAGTTTGCTGCCAGAAAACGATACTCGTGCTATCAGCCATACCCAAGTCCCAAGCGGTATGCACCGGGAGTATTGGCTCCCAAGGCACCGAGGTAATCCGGTCAGCTGCATCCTGTATGTCTTTGGCGTAGTAAGCGCCAGTAATGGCCGCGTCAAAGCTGCATTCAAACTCTTGCAGATATTCGTTTTCTAGCATCATTGAACGCTGGCGGCGTAGTTCGTCGTCATCGATTAGCCCTGTTTCGCTGGCCTTGAGTAGCTGTACAAACCATTCAGGATCGTCCTTCGCCCGCTTGTAGCTTTCGCCCAGCAAGTTGCTCCAGCCTTTAGGCGTGCCCGATAAATCAAGCCAGCCCTTACGGTCAGATAGCGCGGGCATGATGACTTGCGTTAACGCTGATGGTGCGATGTCCTGCGCCTCGTCTGCAACAATGCCATCAAAGTACAAGCCCCGTAGTCGTTCGGCATTTTCTGCGCCGTAAAGCCTTATCTGTGCGCCGTTGTGTGCGAACATCACAGATAGCTCCGATTGATTGATCTTCCCGCCTACCTCTATAATCGGGCGGCTGTACTGTTGCAAATAGTTCCAGGCAATGTCTTTGGCTTGGATATAATACGGTGCCAGATACCCAAACCGTGGGTTGTCAATCGTCGCGCTCGCTGCCTTTTGAATCAGCTTGTTAATCCGCGCCACGGTCTTACCAGCACGGCGGTGCGCTACCGTCAGACTGTATCGTTTCTCGCTATCGTGATAGGCCAAAAACGCTTTTCGTGGCGTGTAATCAATTACTACTCGGCGTTTTTCCAACTAAATTCCAGTTTGCCAGTTAAATCAACCCGGTCTGCAGTCACAACGCCGGATGCTTTACCACGCGCCACCTCGGCAGTGATTGCAGCCCCGTATTGCTTTTCCTTAGCTGCCATATTGCGCAGCCTTAAAAGATCGTCCAGGTGGCTTTCTAGCGTTATTTGCGCCCGTTTGGCGACGGGTTCGCGCAGTTCAGCAACCCTTGAGGCAATGTTGGTATCAGCCATCAATTTAGAAGCGGCCTGATTCACCGACTCCGGCTTCGTCGTGACTCGTACGTTAAACGCAGATCGATAGGCATCCGACTGGCTTACGCCTGTAACGATGGCCTGCGCGAAGGCTTCCTGTTTAGGGGTTAGCATTATGCGGCCTATAATTGTTTTTCTTTATCAACTGGACACTTTCAAACCTATCCGCTATTGTTCCCGCCATGGAAACGAAACTACAAACCCTCAAGAATGCCGCCGCAGATGGTAACTGGAAAAAGGCGGTATCCATCGCCGCCCGGTTTCCCCGGCTGGGCAATATCCGCAATGCCGTATTAGATGCACACATGGCTTACACCAACCCGCGCTTCCTTGCACAAGTCGGCAAGGATGTTGCCGCATGTATCGAGGCCGGTAAGTTAGCCCTCATCGAGGCTTATTCCATCGAACATTGATTCATCCACATCGACAACGCCGCAC